GGAAGCGGCATCGCATTTTGGCGAAGCGATTGAACCCGCAAAAATACAGCGCATAACAATTTCTGTCGTGCCGGTGGCAAGCGATATGACCGAAGAAGAAATACAAGAAGCCAAAGAAAAAGCGCATGAAATCTGGAAAAATTGGGAGGATGAGAGTCTCGAAATGTATCAGAATTTAGCGCAGGAAAATCCAAATTCTCGACTTTGGTCACGCCTTGCCAGCGCCGTTGAAACAGAAATTCGTCACCTAAAACGAATGGAAAAACACAGTAAATAACAAACAGCGCCTAGCGAAAGGTAACATCTTTCGCTAGGCGCTGTTTGCATAATTCAAGTATCATTATACGAGGAGATAATATTATGCGAACAGTTATAAAAAGGTCGGGGCAAACGGTAGATTATGACAAACAAAAAATATACGCCGCTATTAGTTCAGCCGCCCGAGGAGAAATGAGCGAAGAACAAATAAACAACGTTACGTCGCTTATAGATGCCGAACTTCCGGCTATGACGGTTGGCGTTGAAGAAATTCAGGATATTGTTGAAATAAAACTTATGCAATGCGGCTTTTATGAAATCGCCCGCCGCTATATACGCTATCGTTATCTGCACGAAGAAAGGCGCAATTTGATGGACAGTTACCACGACATCTTTTTCGCCGATGCCGCGAGCATTGACTCCAAGCGTGACAACGCCAACATTAACACAGACGCGTCAATGGGCATTATGCTTAAACTCGGCGCGGAAGGCGCGAAACATTTTGTCGATAACTACGCTTTGCCGGAACGATTTGTCGAAGCCGACTGCGACAACTGGATTCACATTCACGATAAAGATTTTAGCCTTATCACGTTTAATTGCTGCCAAATCGACCTATTAAAGCTATTCAAAGGCGGTTTTTCTACGGGTCACGGATTTTTACGCGAGCCAAATTCTATTCGCGCTTACGCGTCTCTCGCCTGTATCGCCGTGCAGTCCAATCAGAACGATATGTTCGGCGGGCAATCTATCAACGCTTTTGATTTTGCTATGGCGGAAGGCGTTAAAAAATCTTTCCGTAAGGCTCTTATTGATAATATCCACAAAGCCATTGTTTATTGGCGATTAGAGGATATTTTACCTAAAACCAAAGATATATTGCCGCATCTAAAAGAAGCTCATATCTCTATTCGCTACGGCGATATAGACGCTGTGGAGCAAATCGGAAAAATTCTATGGTCTGTTACGGGGATTAACGCTAACGAAGAAATGTGCGAAGCCATTTATCGTTGCGCCTGCCGAGATGTCGAAGAAGAAACTCATCAAGCGATGGAGGCGCTCATTCACAATTTCAATACGCTTCATAGCCGCGCGGGAGCGCAAGTTCCTTTTTCTTCCATAAATTACGGTATGGATACAAGTCCCGAGGGTCAACTCGTAATAGACAAATTGCTTGACGCGATTTACGCGGGACTCGGAAACGGCGAAACCGCCATTTTCCCCATTTCGGTATTTCAATTAAAATCCGGCGTGAACTACAACGAAGGCGACCCGAATTGCTATTTGTTCAAAAAAGCGTGTAAAGTATCGGCTAAAAGGTTGTTCCCCAATTTCGTCAATCTCGATGCGCCTTATAACGCTCAATATTACAGAGCCGGAGATTATAACAGTTACGTCGCCACTATGGGTTGCCGCACCCGTGTAATGAGTAACGTCAATGGAGCAGAAGAAAGCGGAAGTCGCGGCAATTTTGCTTTCGTTACGATAAATCTTCCAAAATTGGCTCTCGCCTCCAAAGGCAATATGGATAAGTTCTGGCAACTCTATGACAAATATATAGACATCAGCCACGATTATTTGTTGGAGAGGTTAAAAGTCATCGCCCAAAAGCACGTTTATAACTATCCGTTTTTAATGGGGCAGGGCGTGTGGATGGGAAGTGAAAATCTTAATCCGCAAGATTCTATCGCTGATGCGCTGAAACACGCCAGTTATTCGATAGGCTTTTGCGGCTTGGCAGAGTGCCTTGTCGCGCTCATCGGAAAACATCACGGCGAAAGCGAAGCGGCGCAGGAATTAGGACTTAAAATTATCGGTCACTTACGCGAGCGCACAGACGCTTTTACCAAAGCGGAAAAGATGAATTGGACAACCTTCGCCACTCCTGCCGAAAGTACCGCAGGGCAATTCCAAAGAGCAAATCGCAAAGACTTTGGCATCATCGAAGGCGTAACCGACCGAGAATATATGACGAACTCGAATCATGTGCCGGTTTATTATCCCATCAGAGCTATCGACAAAATCCGCATAGAAGCTCCATACCACGCCCTCTGTAACGCCGGACATATCGCCTATATCGAAATGGACGGCGACCCGTCAAACAATTTGCAAGCCTTTGAAACAATCGTTAGAGCTATGCACGACGCCGATATGGGTTATTTCTCAATAAATCACCCCGTTGACCGCGACCCTGTTTGCGGCTATACCGGCATTATCGCCAACAAATGTCCACATTGCGGCAGAAAAGAAAGCGAACACGGAACAATTATTGTTGAGAGGGCAATCTAAATTTCGCCACTTATCCACAAAAAATTGTGGATAAGTGGGTTGACAGTTGCCTAAAAGTTTAATATAATGCTTGTAAGCTAAATTCGCGCTTCGTAATTGTCTTCGTTAAAAATAAGATTAGCGTTAAACTTTATTTCAAAAGGTTATCGACTTTTATTTACAATGACATGAAAAGCCGTTAATATTGCATTGTTGTACTTGTGCTGTGCAAGCTGTCATTTAAACTGTGTGTGAAGAAGGAGGCTCGATATGAGCGATTTAGTAAAGTCTGCTAGAGAGAATTTCACACAAAAAATGGAACTATTTTGCCTCAGCATTGATGACGAAATGGATTTTATGAAGAAGTCAAGACTGCATAAATCTGATGAATTCGATAAGGAGTGGGAATTATGCCATCAGCCGAGGAAATTCAGAAGAACGAAAGTTCCGAAAAAATAGTTCCTCTTATCGACATATTTTATAAAGACACTGGTCGACTTTATTCTTTAGTATCACAAATCGATCGTGGCACTTGGCAGGAACATATCGAAACTCAAGAGAAGACTGAAAAATCCGAGATTCTTAAAAAAGGCAATGTTGGTGTGAGTCGCGCACTTGGTACGGAATTTTCAGACGTTGAAAGCGAAGAAATAAAGCGTAATATTCAAACGAAGAAAGCTCCGTTTGATGACATTGCTCTAGGCTTATTGGAAAAATTGAATTTGAAACCTAAAATTATTCCTCCAAGTAATGTTTTTTCAAGAATTGATGTTTTGCACGGTATTATCAAATTGCAAAATTATAAATTTATCGCTAATGTTTTTCCGATGCTAAAACAGCACCCTAAAGCTTTTATCAATGAATTCCAAGAAGCTGATAGAATAAGTCTTCAGATACAAGAACTGAAAAAGAAAAAACATTTGTCTCAAGAAGAGCGTAGCTATATGCCGAAATTAGAATTAAAAAGAAATGGTTTTCTAAAATTGGGAAAAGAACAGCAAGATATGCTGGAAATAGTTGCGTCACTATATAAATTCTTCCCGACGGGAATAGGCTTTGAGTTATCTATGCAAGATGGTTCTGTTTTTTCTGGTCAATTAAAACCTGATAATCTCATTGATTCTGATGAAGTGATTTTTACAAATTACGGTGAGTGTTTACCCGCTGAATGGGAGGTTTTAGGGATAATTGACTATGTTGGTAATACTTCGGCATCTCTGTATGATACCATTGAAAATCCAATGGGAGTGCTCACTCATTTTTCGAATTCTATAAAGGGGCTTCTTTCAAAAGGAGAGATTACAGGAATTATTATTCCTATATTGATATACAGGGAATTGGTCGTACCAGATGAGTGATAATCTTTGAAAGTGGTGAGCAGTATGAACACGCAATGGCAAGAAAATGAAATGGCTGTTATATTTAGCGATGATTCGACTATGCCTGAAAGTCATACCCACTATCCGCCTTTATCAGAGCATGAACAAAGACTTATGGATTGCGCCGTAGATAAAATAATGGCAAAGCATGGTTTATAATAATGAAAGCCCCTCACAGAATAATACAAACTTCTGTGAGGTGCTTTTTTTTATGCCTAAAACGCCCATTCAATCTTCACATTATCGCCGTCAAGGACGATGCGGTTTATAAGACTCTGTAAAATACGACGCTTTTGGTCGGTGTCGGCAAAATCCCATACTTGCGCCGCATCTTTTAACAATTCCTCGGCAAGGTCAAACGACATAAGGCTATCATCGGGTTCAGGCTTGATGGTCTTTTCCAGCGCAGTCTTTTCAAGATAGAGTTTATTGATGTTCTCGCCGAGAATGTCGGTAGGTATGTCATCGCGTTGATAGAGCTCCATAAATTTATTGATTTGCTTGTCAATTTCGTGAAGTCTTTTTTCGATTTGTTTATTTTTGTTATCCGGCGTTGGCTTAGTTTGCTTTGAAACGGCAATTTCTTTTGCCATTTCGGGAGAATTTAAAACCACCCGAACTTGAGCGTCGACAATGCTTTCGAGTTCAGCCATACGCCATATTTTATTTTGACAGGTTGGGTCTTTAACTATGTACGGCATACTGCTTGAACGTGAATAGCAAGCGTAATAGTTATATCCTTTTCCAGCATTCCGCGTACCATATCTTGCCCCACATTGCCCACAAAACGTGATGCCTGTTAGCAGATATTTAGATTTAAAAGCAGTCATACCGTATACATCCTTTTTCTTATCTCGCATAATACGCGTCATTTCAAATTGCTCTTTTGTAATAATAGCTTCGTGGCAATTTTCAATCACGACTTCGCCAAAGGTCATACGCCCGGTATAAACAGGGTTGTCGAGAATATTGCGTATGCCCGACCACGATTTATAACTGCCGTAGCGGTTTTTGAATTTATGTGCAATGGCTTTTCGCTGAATTTCCAGAAGCGAGTCTCCCGCATGATACCATTCGTAAATTTTCCGCACTTGCTCAGCTTCGTATGGGTTTATTTCCAATTTACCGTCTACATAATTATAGCCGATAGGAACATTACCGCCACCACGATACAGTCCTGTCTTGGCTCGCTCAATACGCCCCATTTGTGTGCGTTCTTTTATTTGTTCTCTTTCAAGTTGAGCAAATACGGCGAGAAGTCCTATCATCGCCTTGCCAAACGGCGTAGCGGTATCAAAACTTTCTTGCATCGAAACAAAATCCACATTATTTGGGAGGAAAGCCTCCTCAATGAGATATAGCGTGTCGCGTTGAGAGCGAGAAAGGCGGTCAAGTTTATAGACAAGCACCACGTCGAACTTGTCAGTTTCAGACATCAGCTTTTGAATACCGGGTCGTTTTATGTTGCTGCCCGAATACCCGCCGTCAACATATATGTCGGCAATAACCCAATCGTGCGCCTTGCAATAAGCTATAAGCCGTTCTTTTTGCGCGCCGATGGAGTAACCTTCCTGCGCTTGCTCCGTGGTGGACACTCGGATATAGAGAGCGGCGCGTTTCATAAGGGCATCCCATCTTTCAAGTAATTGGCAAAAATCCAATTACGGCAACTTCGCTGCTCGTCCGTATATTCGCCATCCGGATTCGGCTTATAGCTTTGGAAGTGAATTTCGCGAGCATTCGTCACGTTAACTCGATAACGAGAATTTTCAATACTGAACGAACTACCTTTTTCGGGAACAAAAGCGATGTGAACATTATCTTCATAACGGCTGCTGACACCGCAAAGATAGAATGCTTTTATGTGCTTCAGTGGCGCGATGTTGAGGGAAACAGATGATTTGCCTTCTCGCCTAGTGTTATTGTAAACCGTTGGATAATTCTCACCAGTAAAGCATTCTGCGCGGCATTTGTCAATTTGTGCTTTGCTAATACCCTTAAGCCAAAAGAATTTATAACCATGCTTAACTTGCAGGTCAATTTTTACGCCAAATCCTAATTGCTGAATTTTTATCTGCTCTTGCGCTTTTTTCCATGCTTCATATTTTTCAGGTAAGCATGTTCCGCATGGGCGATAACCTGCTGCGATAGCTGTTTCTTCGTCCTTAAAGAAAACGCGATAGGGAACATACCCGCCGCATTTTATTGCGTTAAGAGCAGAGGGGCAGTCTAATCGTCCATAAATTTTCTTTTTACTGTAGCCACCTAACGTTCCCGGTTCAAGGCTCATATAGAATTGGCCATCCGCCCCAAGTAATTTGTATTCTTT